GACGCTCTCGCAGGCGACGAACTGGTTCGATCAGGGCTCCATCATCTTCACATCGGGTCAGAACACCGGATATGCCCGCTCAGTGAAGACCTACACCAAGGGATCGCCGGGCACGCTTACGCTGATCGCACCTTTCCCCTTCGCACCTTCGCCCGGCGATGCCTTCACGGCCTACCCCGGCTGCGACAAGACGACGGGTTCGGGGGGATGCGCGAAGTTCAACAACACGGCTCGGTTCAAAGGCTTCCCCTTCGTGCCCGTGGCGGAGACGGCGGTATGAACCCCGCGGAACTCGCCCAACGCGCCGCCGTGGTGGCGGAGGCGAAGACCTGGCTCGGGACGCCGTTTCACCACGAGGCGCGGGTTAAGGGCTCTGGCGTCGACTGCCTGCAATTGTTGGTGGGGGTGTTCCAGAACGTCGGCCTCGTGGGCGAGGTCGAGATCCCGCATTACCCGATCGACTGGAACCTGCACCGGGACGCCGAGCGGTATCTCGAGGGCCTGTTCAAATACGGGCGCGAGATTCCCTTCCCGCCGCTCCCGGGCGACATCGCCATGTGGCGGTTCGGGCGGTGTTTCAGCCACGCCGCCATCGTCATCGAATGGCCGATGGTCATTCACGCGCACATGGGCAGCACGGTCAGGCTTGAGAACGCCATCGCCGCAACTTGGCTCGTGAAGATTGGCGAGGGCGGCGAGGCCGAACGCGGCAAGGCCCGGCCCAGAAAGTTCTTCTCGCTCTGGAAGTGAGGCCGGAATGTCATCGTTCGGCGGCAAGGGCGGCGGTAGTCAAGCCGCACAGACGCCGGCCGCCGCCGGTCTTCAAATTCAGACATCGGTTCTCGGTAATGCGATCACGCTGCTCTATGGCGCGACGCGCATCGCCGGCAATCTGATCTGGTACGGCGACTTCCAGGCGATCGCGCATCAATCGACCCCGCCGGGAGGTGGTAAGGGCGGCGTCACCGGGGGCGGAGGAAAGAGCGGATCCGGAGGGACGACCACCTACAGCTACACGACCGGCGTCGCCATCGGGCTCTGCGAAGGGCCGATCTCCAATATCGGGCAGATATTCTCCGATAAGCAGGTCTTCGCGCTCTCCGATCTCGGCTTCTCGCTGTTCACCGGGACCTACGTTCAGGCGCCGTGGGGCGTGCTCACGACGAGTTTCCCTTCGCAGGCGTTGAACTATCCCGGCATCGCCTACGTCGCCGTTGATCCGTTGAACCTCAACGACACGCCGACGCTGCAGAACTACAATTTCGAGGTCTTCGGGCGCCTCTATGGCACGTCGCCGAACGGCGTAGACGCTGATCCCTCTCAGGTGATTTCCGATCTCCTGACGAATGTGGACTATGGCGCGGGATTCCCCTCCGCGCGGTTGGGCTCGTTCACGACCTATCAGAATTATGTCCTGGCGCTGGGGCTATGGATCTCGCCGGGCTATACGCAACAGACATCCGCATCGCAATTGCTCGATGAGATCGCGACGAACACGAATAGCGCCTTTGTGTGGAGTGGGGGACTTCTGACGCTCGTGCCCTACGGGGACACGGCGGTCACGGGCAACGGGCACACCTATACGCCGCCGATGGTCCCGAGTTACGACCTGACGGACGACGACTTTCTGCCGAACGTCAACGCCTCGGGCTCGAGCGGGTCGAACAACGATCCCGTCGTGGTGACGCGCAAGCGTCCCGCAGATGCGTTGAACAACATCAAGCTCGAATATCTCGATCGATCGAATCAGTATAATCCCGCCATTGCGGAATCGTTCGATCAGGCGGCGATCGATTTATTCGGGCGTCGGACGGACGGGGCCCGGACCGCGCACCTCTTCTGCGACGGTGCCGCCGCGCGGATGTCCGTGCAACTTCAGTTACAGCGCGAGGCGATCCGGAACGTCTACGAGTTCACGCTCGGGCAGCGTTACATCCTGCTCGATCCGATGGACATCGTGACGCTCACGGACTCTGCGCTCGGCCTGAACAAACAATGGGTCCGGATCACCGAGATCACGGAGAACGACGACGGCACGCTGAGTTTCGTCGCAGAGGAATATCTCGGCGGGGCAGGGCACGCTGCCGCTTATAACTTCTCTTCCTCGACGGGTTTCTCGGCGAACGCCAACGCGCCGGCGCCCTCCACGAATACCCCGCTCGTCTTTGCCGCGCCTGTCTCCTTGGCGCAATCGAGCCAGGGTCTAGAGATATGGGTGGCGCTCTCCGGTCCTTCGGGCTGGGGCGGCTGCGACATCTGGATCTCGACGGATAACGCCACCTACACGAACCCGGCGCCCAGCCGGACCGTCGGCGGCTCCCGGCAGGGAGCTCTATCCGCGCCGCTCCCGAACGGCGTCGACCCAGACGTGATCGACGCCATCAGCGTCGATCTCTCGATGTCGAGATCGTCGCTCCTATCTGGGACGCGCGCCGACGCCGACGCCTATCACACGCTCTGCTATGTCGGCGGGGAACTGATCAGCTATCAGACGGCCCAGCTCGTCGGCACGAACAAGTATAATCTTTCCTATCTCCGTCGGGGAGCCTACGGCACCACGATCACGAGCCACCCCACGGGGACGCAGTTCGCCCGGCTCGACAAGTCCATCGTCGTCATCCCCTACACTGCCGATCAGATCGGCAAGACGCTCTATCTCAAATTCCCCTCCTTCAACGTCTATGGAGGGGGAGGACAAACGCTCGCCCAGATCGTCACCCCGACGACGATCACGCTTCCCGCGCCTCCGGTCCCGCCGAACGTCACGAACTTCTCGGCGGCGAACAACGGCGAGGTCGTGGTCTTCGCCTGGGATCAGGTCGCGGACAACGCCATTGCCGGCTACGACGTCCGCTATGGGCCCCTCGGCGTGCAGTCCTGGGATCAGATGGCGCCGTTGACGGAGGCGAAGAAGGGCACCGAAATGACGAATGCCAGCGTCGCCCCGGGCACCTGGCTCTTTGCCATCCGCGCCCGCGATGTGGCGGGGCAGTTCTCGCCCCTGATGACGACCCAGGTGCTTCAGGTCGTGAACACGAACCCGGTGCTTTCCTCCCAGCCCCAGGCGCCCGGCTGGGCGAATATCAACGTCGTGGCCTGACCGGGGGCGTAGATGTCCGATGCGGAAACTCAATGGCCCGAGAATATCCGGTTGCTGGGTTTGGGCGACGTGGAGGTTTCTGACGAGGGGTGGCTACTTAGTCATCCGCAAGAGCCGCTGGGGGCCGTGGCCGCACTTCATGTGGAGTCGGAAGCTCAAGATTTTTTGGGGCTATTCCCCGATCAACGCGGAGGCGGGCTTGATACGCCTGTGGCCGCTGAAGTTGAAACTGGCGCCCCCGTTCTTTCGCGGGAAGGTCAAGCGGGACAGATAGGGCGATGCCCGACATGTCTGCAACGTCTTCCGGAGCGCGCGGGCTTCGTCCTTGATCGAGACACGCTTTCGATTTTCTTCGTGGACGGTCGAGTGTCGCTCTCGCCGAGCGAGTGGATCGTGTTCTCGCTTCTGCACAAACGATTCGGACATTCGATCCGATTCTCAACGATTCTCGACGCATTGGGAGCATCGCGCGACGACCCGCCGGGCCCCGATGTGCTTTATGCCTTCGTTTGCAAGATCAATCGCAAACTAACGTCATTCGGCTATCGCATCATCGGCAGGCGATGGGACGGGTATACTCTCACGCGCGTTTCTGCGGCCGCCGATCCCGAGATCGTTCTCTGAGGTTCTGATGGCTCTCACCGGCAACTACGCCGCTCTGAATTGGCGTCTCATGGCGCATCTGGCGCAGGGCACGGTTTATGTCGTCGACAATATGCGGAACAACGCGAATCAGCATCTAACGTGGCTCTCTGGCACGCTCGACGGCTCGCCCGGCAATCCGACGCTCGCGCAGATCGCGCAGTTCATGAACGACTGTGCCGCGAGCTATACCAGCATTTTCGCCACCGTGACGACGTTCGCGCAGAACAACTCCGCTGCGGTATCGGCGGCGCTCAACGTCTGGGGAATAACTCTCGCCGCTGCGAATACGGAGCTCACCGCGCTCAAGGCTGCGGCGACTGCGCTCGCGGCCGCCGACAAGACGACCGTCGCCAACGCCCAGGCCGCCTGCAATGCGCTTCTGGCGGCGGTCCCGGCTGTGCCGGGCATTCAGTTCTAAGGAGACGAGATGGCTTTCCCGCAGGGTTGCGACTTTCGTCAGACATCCGGCTTCGTCACCGATCCTACGAATTGCAATGTCGCCTTTGGTTACGGTGGCCATTCGCGTTATCCGCAGACTACGGCGCAGGGAAATAACATCGGGTACGATGGCGGCAATGCTTCGCAGGGCAACGACGCCGATCGAAGCAACAGCGTCGATGCGCGTATCGCGGGGCTCTCCTATCCCTCGGATGGGACGCCTTTTCGCATCAATCTGCCTGCGAGCGGCAATTATGACGTTTATGTCGCGCTCGGGCAACAGGGGGGCAGCGGCACTGAGGGCCCGTTTACGCTGACGATCTACGACAGCACGAGCTCGATCTGGTCTGGGACGATCAATCAATTCCCCATCCCTGGTTTCGCCGATCCCTCCAATAATCAATACACTGCCGCACAATGGGCCTCGAGCAATGGCGGTCTCGGCGGCGGCGCGGTGATCTCGGCTCTAACTTTTTCGACGACCACAGCGAAATTCACCTGGGGCGGCAATCCGCTTGCGCATATCTTCATGCAAACGAGCGGCGGCGGCGCGGTTTTCCTTCCCTATGATCCCTGGCCCCTTTGGATGCCTGTTCTCGCCCAATGAAGCCGATCTTCATCGACAGCCAGCTCTTTCGCGGCCGCGTCGGCGGCGTGACGCATGTGCGCGAGAACCCCTCCGAGAAGGACGTTACGGTCCCGCCCGCGCGCCTGATCACCGACAACTCGGGCGCCATGTGGACGCTCGGCACGGAATACGCCAAGACGAGCGACGGGTGGGGGTTCGACTTCAACGTTCTTCGAAACGACGTCGACACCGGCGAGATGGCGAGCAAGATCGAGTTCAAATCGGGACGGGTTCGCATCTTCAGCAGTTCGCTGGGATGGCGGGTCTGGAACGGCCGCACGTTCGTCTAGATCCACCCTCGCCTTAATCGATAAAGAGCGAGCGCTTCGGGCGACATTTTAAAACCTGGCGGCCTACCGATGCGGACTCCGGGAGTTCTCTTCCACGGAACGCCCTTCGGTCTTCCCGGCTGTTTGCCCGGCGGATATTTGTAGCCCTTGATTGAACGATGGCGCCCCTTTGCCATCATGTCGGCATTGTTTTCTGCCGCCGTTCCTAGAAACAAATGCTCTGGACGCACGCAACGACGATTGTCGCATTTGTGCAATACCCACATGCCCGGGGGGATGGGGCCGACGCAGAATTCCCATGAGAGGCGATGGGCCTTCGTGCTCTTTTCGAAACGCCCACAGCCCTTGCCATCAGTCCCGGCCGTCCAGTTCCAGCAACTGTCCGACTTGGAAATCTTGCTCCAGAAGCGGTCGAAGCGGTCGCGCCCTTTCATGGAGTTAATTTAACTCGACCGACTTTCTCTTACAACTTCAACCTTCTAGATGGAGCATGAAACATGAGCAAAGAGTATACCGTTGGCGGCGACGGCCTTACGCTCGCCAACCAGGCTGTGACGCTGGTCTTCATCAACCCGCCCGCGGCCGTGGCTCCTCCGCTTCCCATCCTGCGCATGTGGGCGTCCCAGCAGGGTTCGGCCACCTCGGCGCAGCAGCGCATCGAGGCCGAGACGCAGGTAACGGCCTTCCCCACGCTCGTCTCTGCGACGCCCCGGCATCTGAAGCGCGGTGACACCGTGGCGTCGCTCATCACGGGCGCCACGAACGGCGCGGCCGGCACTTGCGGCATCAACGCCTCGGCGGAGGGCGCGGGCTCCAAAACCGTCATGTTCGGCGACAACTTCAACGTGCTGAACGGGTATCTCTGGGTCCCCACTCCCCGTGAAGTGATCGAGCTCGCCGCGGGTGACTCCTCGGGCTTCGGTCTCTTCCTCCCCGCGGCCGCCGCGTCGCTCACGAACTGGGCGGCAGGGATCAACTTCGCCGAGGGCTACTAAGCCTGATGCGGCTTGCTCGCGAGTTCCGGTATCGGATGGCGTGTTTGCGCTGGTTCATGCGCATTCCACACTATCCGGTCCCGGCTCGCGGGCAATCCTACGAGGCATGGCGTCAAGCCGTGCACGACTGGAAGATCGCCGACGAACATTGGTGTGGCGAGATGCCGCGCCGGAGAGAGTTCGGACTGAGGGGGTAACAGCCGATGCCGGGCTATTACCCTCCTGCTCTTACATTCATCGGCGGCGCTCAGCCGCACGATCCGCACAAACTCATCCCGACCAGCGGCCCGGCGCCGCAGAACCCGCCGTTTCCCGGAGCGCGGGTCGCCGCGGCGATTCTCGTCGCATGGCTACCCTCGCAGGGGCTGCCGCAGCCCGGCGCCAATATTGCGGCCCTCTTGCCGGCGCCGGTTTCCGGGCCGCCCGTCGGCGGCGGTGCGCGAGTTCCGCAGGCGACCCTGGCGCAATGGTACGCGCCGGATTCGCGCCCGGCTGCTTCGCCGCCGTTCCTGACGACATCCGGCCCGGCACCGCAAAACCCGCCCTTCATGGGCGGCGCGCGCGTGCCCTCTGCCGTCCTGGTGGACTGGATTCCGCCGCCGCCCGCGCCTCCGGCGGCGATCAATCTCGACCCGCCAATCTCGGGCCCGACGCCCCAGAACCCGCCCGTGGCGGGCGGCGCGCGCGTGCCCTACGCCGTTTTTACGGCGTGGCTCCCACCGCCGCCTCTCCCCCCCGCGGCGATCAATCTCGATCCCCCGATCCCCGGTCCGACGCCTCAGAACCCGCCGATCATCGGCGCGCGTCTGCCGCTGGCCGTTGAGATCGACTGGCGGCCGCCGCCGCCGCAGCCTCCCCAGGCCGGCCCGCTCAACCCCGTTATCCTCTCCATCCGGATCGACAACCCGCCGTCGTTGGGGACCTACGTCCAACAGCCGGCGGCCGTCAGCATCGGATGGTTGCCGCCGCCTCCCCAGCCGCCCACGGGGCCGTTGCGGATCTTCGGCATCCCCACGCCCGACAATCCTCCCCTCATCGGGAAGGACCGGGCGATGCGCGCCATCGACATCGCCTGGATTCCGGGACCGCCGCAGCCGTGGCAGCTCCCGGCGTTCAATCCGGCGATCTTCGCGCCCCACGCCGACAACCCTCCCTTCGTCGGCGGCGCCCGGTTCCTGATAGAGGCACAACAGACTTGGTATCAGCCGCCAGTGGCTCAACCGCCGGTGGCGAGATTGCTCAACCCGCCGCGATCCGGCCCCACGCCGCAGAATCCGCCCTTCCCGGGAAGTTATGTGCGCGCGGAGATCGAGGTCTCGTGGTTGCCGCCGCCGCCCTATCCGCCGCAGGCGCGACTTGTCAATCCGCCTTCGGGCCCGGGTCAGATTCGAGTCCTGGTCCCGAGTTCGCGCTATATCGTGGTCTCGCGCTCGCGCTTCAGCGTCATAACCCCTCGACTGAGATGGACGGTGAACGGGATGGAAGCCACGAGGGACTTTGCGCCGGCTCTGGCGGGAACCATCGAGGGCGAGGTCGGGACGTTCGACTTCGAGAGCCGCCTGCCGACCGGCGTGACGATCAGCTCCGTCACGTCGATCACAGTGACGGTGCACACCGGCACGGATGCGAGCCCGCAGAACATCGTCTCCGGAGCCGCCCAGGTCATCGCCAGCCCGAGCTCGAGTCTTGCGGGCAGGGCCGTCGCCCAGGTGTTCCAGGGCGGCGTCGGCGGCACGGTCTATCTCGCGATCTGCCTGGTGGCGTGCAGCGATGGCGTTCCCCGCAGCATGGAGACGCATATCCCGTTCTACGCGCCGACCTAAAGGCGCTAGACGGGCATGAGCAATCCCCCGTTCGGCCTTCCCCCGGCCCTGGCCTCGCTCGAGGCGGTGCTTCGGAACTGGGAAGCCCCGCCTCCGGTCTTCATCGGCGGCCATCAACCCTCGGCAGGGAAGAAATTCCTCGCCGCCGCGTTGGTCTCCGTCACGTCGGCCGGCGGGTGGGTCTTCCACTATTCCGGCGTTCTCTTCCCCGACAGCCTGGTCCCGGCGGTGACGGACGGGGGCTTCGCCGTCTTCGACAATTTCGTCTGGAATCCGGTCGCCGAGGGCATCTACGAGGCGCCCGGATATTCCATGTCGAAGGACGCGCTCGTGCGCGCCTACGCCACGATCCAGGGCCAGATCGGGCCTAACACCACCGGGAAATTCAATCCGGTGCTTCAGATCCGATACTCGCAATCGAGCAGTTCGGACCCGAATATGTGGACCGCGGACGGCAACCCCATGTGGGCCGCCGATCCGACCACGCTCATGTGGCAGGGCCTCTCGCCCTGGCAGAACTGGACGAAGGGGCAGCTTCAGACGACCTACGTCCAATTGCGGGTGGTGCACGATTTCACCGACGGGCTGCCGCTCCTGCAGCTTTTCACGCCCGTCGTCGATCAGCCGTTCCTCTCGGACAGCGGCTCCTCCGTCGCAATCTCTGCCGGAGGAACGGCGATCACCTTCGCCAATCTCAATTTCCTCAATCCTCCCAGCGTGACATGCACGGCGCTCACGGTGAACGGCGACACCGCCGGCTCCGCGACGGCGAGCGCGATCTCCGCCACCGGGTTCACCGGCCACGTTTTCGACACGATCGGGAACGATGTCGGCGGCACGATGAACTGGCAGGCGCACACCTAGAAATCCCCGACAGGATCCCCAATGAAAATTCGGCGTTTCATCTCCCAGGCGTGCGTGCCGCTCGTGGCCGCCCTCATCGGCGGTTATGTGAGCGCGCTCATGACCGGGAACGCGCATCTCCCCTTGGCACTTGTCTCGCCCGCGCAGGCGCAGGCCTCCTGCCCGACCACACTCCCTCCGTCGACGAACTTCACCGGCGCCGGCATAACACAGGGACAGTTCAAGACGGCCATCACCAATCTCGTCTCCTATCTGACCTGCGTCCTCGGGACGGACGGCACGACCGCAACCGCCAAGAGCACCTTGGGCCTCGCGACGGTCGCCAGCACGGGAGCGTATTCCGACCTCTCGGGAACGCCCACCGGCTTGCCCCCCACCGGGAGCGCCGGCGGCGATCTCAACGGCAGCTATCCGAACCCCACCTTGGGGAGCGCCGGCACGCCGGGCACCTATGCCTATCCCGCCTCGGTGACGACGGACAGCAAGGGTCGCGTCACCTCCATCACGGCCGGTTCGGCGCCGTCCAGCGCGGGCCCGGAGGCGTCGCTTGCCTCCGCCTCGACGACGGATCTGGGCTCTACCGGCGTCAACGTCGTGCAGATCACCGGCACGACGACGATAACGTCCTTCGGCTCGAGCGCCTCGACCAGCAACCCGATCTATTTCATTCGGTTCGCGAGCGCGCTCACGCTCACGCACAACGCCACGAATCTGATCATCCCCGGCGCCGCCAATATCACCACGGCGGCCAATGACAACGCGATCGTCAAATACGAAGGTTCTGGTCACTGGCGCCTACTGCTCTATAAGGCCGCCGCGAACCGGCCCATTCCCGCGCTTGCGGCCGGCACCTATGGCGCGACCGATGGCAGCCAGGCGATCGGGCAGATCATCATCAACTCCGAGGGCCGCGTCACGGGTTTGACCACGATCACTGGCCTGAGCGGTTCGGGCGGCGGCGGCGGGGGCGGGGGCACCTGTTTCATGCTTGATGCCTACGTCACCATGCGCGGCGGCCGCCGCAAGCGTCTCGCGGATGTCCGGATCGGCGAACAGGTCAGCGACGGGCGGGGAGGGTGGAACACCGTCATCGGCATTGATCGCACCACTGTCTCGGGCCGGTTGATGGCCCGGCTCAATGGCGAACATTGGACCTCCTGCGAGCATCCGCACATGCGCGCGGACGGCAGTTTCGCCGCACTCGATGTCGACGCCATCTATGGCGAGTGGGGCGCGGAGCATGCGCTCGTGATCGAGGGCGGCGCGGTCGTGCGGCGCAAGATCGTCGGCCTCGAGCCCGGCAGAGTGACCCCCATGATCGCGGGGCAGTCGCTTCTGAAGCAACATGGCCCCTGCCCGTTGATCACCATCGAGTTGTTCGACGACTTCCCCGAGGACACGCCGCTCGGCAATCTCGCGGTCGACGGCAGCGGGACCTATGTTGTGGACGACTACGTCGTTACCGGCTGGCCGGATCACACGAGATGGGACTTTGACCGCTGGGAGCCCCGTTCCGCCCAGATCGAGGCCGTGCGCGCCTTGGAGCCCGTCTAATCCATGCCCTACCAACGCACGGACGTCACCAGTCAGACGGGCTCGGCCTATAAGGCGAACATCGACAGCGACACCGCCGCGAACGCCGGGAACTGGGGCAAGCGGCGCAACGTCAACGGTTCTGGCCGAATCAATCAGCTCGTCTCCACCGTCGCGATTGCCACGTCCTGGGCCTATTGCCTGGATATGTGGGAATTCCAGATGGGGTCGAATAACGCCTCCGGGTCCTTCGGGCAGATCACCGATAGCAACTTTCCGGCCGGCGTGGCGATCGGCACCAGCGGGCTCGGGACGACGAGCGCCGTTAACATCAATTTCCGGACCAAGATCGAGAGCGTCAACGTCCGCGACATCGTGAACGGCGCGGCGCCCTTCAAATACCCCGTCAGTTCCCCGGCCAACAGTTACATCTCGATCTCCTGCCTCGCCTATCAGGACAGCGGCAGTTCCGTGAATGTGACGCCGATCGTCCGTTCCGCCGACGCGCAGGACAATTTCGGCACCATGACGAATTCGGTGACGGGCAACGCGCTTTCACTTCCCTCGGGGGCCGTCACTCGCCTCGTCTGGGACACGTCGGCGAACGCGATCCGGGTCGACAATCTCACGAATGGCGTCAATGGGCTTTGCATCGAGCTCGACTTCGCTATGCCGAACGGGCTTTCCACCAAGAATCTCCGGATCGGCGATGTGCAGATCGAGGGCGGTCAGGTCGCCAGCGACTTCGCCGTCGGCCTCGTCGCGGACGAATTGGACCGTTGTCAGCGGTATTACGCTAAGACCTTCGCGATGGCGACGGCCCCCGCGCAGAATGCCGGCACCGGGAGCGCCCTCGTCCTGAGCCAGACTGTAGGCTCGTCGACCGCTCAGAAGGGCAACTTCTGGGCCTATCCGGTCCGGATGATCAAGGCCCCCGGCACGGTCACTTTCTATAACCCCTCCGCCACCAACGCCCAGGTCCGCAATCTCGATCAGGGCGGCGGCGCCGACTGTTCTGCCACCGCGACGGACATCATCGGCGAGTGGGGCGTCTCCTTCAACACGACTTCGCCGGCGAGTTCCTCTGCCGGTCAGCGCCTCGCGGTGCATCTGACGGCCGACGCCCGCCTCTAACTTTCAGGGGGTTCCATGTTCCGAAGACTTCTGCCGCCGCTTCTGGCGGTGCTGTTCTGGTGCGCCCCGATTCCCGTTCTGGCGCAGGATGCCTGCGAGGACGGTCTCACCGTCGACGCCCTGCAGAAGACCGCCGCCGCCCGCTCCTGGCGCATGGAGGAGATCACCGGCGATCTCATGGCCGCCGTGGTCTCGAATTACAACGCCGTTCCCCCACGAAGCCATCTCGCCCCCGATCACGTCCTTGTCATGCGGGCGCGCGTCGTGCATCGGAACGGCGAATCCATCGACGTCATGGCGCTCATCTTCGTCAAGGGCGCATGCGTCATCCTGATGGAACAGGTGAACGAGGGCATATTGCGCCAACTCGAGACGCCCTCAAAGGGCGGCGAGATTTGAGATGGCACTCGATGGCAGTCCCGGGAATGGGCATCGCATCGTCCTTGATCGACATATCAGCGTCGGGGCGATAGCAACCGTTATTTCGCTGGTGGTTTCATCTGCCGTGGCGATCGGCGGCGGGTTCTGGGCGGTCGGCCAGATGCGCGGCGAACTCTCGGGGTTGCGCAACGAGATCGCTGGGGTTCGTCAGGACGTGAAGGACGGCATTGCCGGGGTTCGTCAGGATCTCGTGCAACGATCCATCGAATTCAATGCGCGCATCAACGCGCAATCCGATCGCATCGATCGAATACAGGACGGTCAGCGAGGCGGCTCGCGTCCATGAGCGGCGATTTCGATATGGACCGGATCGCGGGCCGCATCCCTCTTTCCGCTGCACCCAAGAAGATCAAGGAACCGGAGCCGCGACCGCATCGGGTCTGTCCCTCTTGCGCATGTCGAAATTGGGCACATTACACACGCTGCGCACTCTGCGGGACGCCACTATCTCGTCCTGAGTGACGCAAGGGGGAATGAATGGCGACCAATCCCGTCCCCCCCGAGGAACAGGCGCGGCGCAAGCGCATCTGCGAGGAGTGTCTTCAAGACGGATGGGCGCCTCCCAAGCATGGCGGCGGCAAGGGCTCCATGTTGGCGGAGGCCGAGCGGCGCGGCGCGGGGGATGCGGCCTCGCTCTGGAAAGCGATCCAGAAAGGCCAACTCGTCATCGACTGGACGAAATATAAAGCCCCGCCAGCGAAGGGCGCGGCATCTCCGACCGTAGCACCGCC